GCAGGACAAGGAAAGGTTGGGGAGATACGAGCAGAGAAGGGCAAAGTGGCTTGAATATCATAAGTAGTTTTGTAATCGCGCAACAAAATGTTCTTGCCACGACCGTCCGGTATGTAGCCCTTAGCATTCTTGTCCGTATGGAAAGGCATGTATTTACATGCTAGATAAGGGTGCATGCCAGCAGAAGGGGCAGGTGTCATTGTTCGCATTTTCATTGCGCGATCAACAGTAGCTCTGGTTCTAGCTGTTGGTAAGTTAGTAGAACCGATAGATTTTGTTTTAGTTTTAACCATGTTAAAAGAAAGTTGTAGTTTAAATAAAATTCACTTGGGCTCAAAACAACAAAAGCCCGAAAATAATCTACTCGTGACTAAAACGGCATTTTGACCTAGAGCAGTTGGGCGCCAAGGTACATTTAGGCCGTGTTTTCGTTGTTTTTGTCACGGATTTATCTTTATCAACAGCTTTCTCTGTTGATTTGTTTTTCTCAACAGCTTTATCATGTTTAACTGCCTTCGAATTTTTCTTGCGTGTCTTCTTAAGTTTCTCCTGATGTGAGTCAACTTTTGGAGCGATGGCTAACTCACCGTTGACTATGCAATCGACCTCGACTTTCCGCTCAACATTAATTATGTCAGGTGGTTGGAGATCTTTAGGTTGTTTAGCAGCATTAAAGAATGCTGCCCAGTGTTCAGGATCAATGTCTACGCCAATTTCGTGAAACATTTGCTTTACTAATTCTAAAGCAATGTCACGGCTTGGAGTAGGGAATGGGTTGTTACAGTCCGACCAGTAAGATGTATCGACATTTGTCATGCGAGTGAACCGATCCTCATTACTAAGTGGCTTGTGCACGCGTAAAACAGCGCGTGCCCAATCACTAATAATGGGGGTATCAGGATCATTCACTAGTATGCCAGCAGCTTTGCGCCTAAGCGCCACGCTGTTGGGAACACTAGCGGGGCTAGCAGACAAATGCACTTTTCGGAATTGCCTTGGAACATCAATGATGGAATCACTGGTAGTCCAGGGATCTACATAGTAGCGCCCTAGGAAGGGCAAACTATGTCCTGGCTTGATGATTTGTGATTTTAA